TTTCCTTTTCCCGTGTATCTTTTACTGCAGTTGTTTAAGTCGTAGCGCATTTGATTTTCATCAACCAAAGCCGAGGCTATCATTGTGTCGACTATTTTACCGTTAATACTTAAACCTAGGGCCCTAATCCAACAAACGTCATACATGGCGTTGTGAAAAATTTTTGTTGAGGGTGTACTTAATATACTTTGAAACCATTTCAAGACTTTTTTACGATCCATGTTACCGCCGCCTTCATGGGCAATTGGGTAATAACCACACCAATCTTTAACAGCAACTGCTATACCTACAATTTCTCCTACTCCTATTACAGAACCCGAACCTCTTCTTATATTTAAATTAGGGTCTTTAGTTTCTAGGTCTATTGAAATTTCATTATATTTAGAGAGATCTGGAAATTCTTCGGGTGGTAACCACTCAGTTTGGGGTTTAAAAAGTGGTTGTTGTATCATCTAATTCCCCACCAAATTAGAAACGTGGGGATAACAATATGTTCAAAAACCTCATAGATACATAAAAATAATAATAAAAATGTAAACCATATACTTGTTTTAGATTTTTTAATTAAAAACTTAAACATTTTTTCATGCCAAGTGGTTATTTTTTGTGTAATTTTTAATAATATTTCTCTCATCTTTGACGTTCCTTAGTTTGTCTTACTGATTCTTTGTAAGATTCTTCTAATTCTTTTTTCTCTTTCTCAGCTTCTTCTAAGAAATCTTTTTTCTCTGGATAATCTCTGTCGATAGCCATTTGACAATAATGAATTGCTTTTTCCAAATCTTTTCTTTGGCCTTTCTGCTTGTGTCTGCACAAATATTTTATAGCGTTTCCTTCTGCAAAAGGCAAATTATTTTTGTTTATAAATTCTGAGGGTTGAATAACCATAGATTGATAGTGATCCCCTCCGATTTGTTTTTTATATACATCACTCATATAATAAAATATAAATATAGTTTGATTCCAAAATAAAATGTCATCATGGATAGTAAAACAAGTTCGCTTGTAAGAGTATGCATTATATATCCTCCATCGGGTAAGCTTTATATTCGTTCTTAGGTTGGACGATGTGTAAATTTTCTTTGGTTCTTGTTGCACCTACATAGAATAGACGATTCTCATCATCTGGATTTTTTTCGTAGGATTTATATGTGTTATGACTTAAATCAGTTAGTAATGCCACGTTTTGTCGTTCTCCCCCTTTAACACTATGAATAGTGGAAAGATGAATTCTAGGCTCTTTATTTAAAGCTTCACCATTTCTTCTCATAGCTCTTATATATTCTTTACGTTCTATAGTGCAGTCATCAAATGCATTAAACCATTCTGTATTTATTTTTAATCCAAAATCTTGGATAAGTTTATCGATTCCATGAAAAGAATCTTTAGTCATACCTTTAAGTTTTGTTTTTTCCCAATGCGCAGGTCCCATATACTTAGATATTTTTTCTATTTGTTTATAATGAAGTAATTGGCCTTTACGTAAATGTTCCCAATCAATAGCTGCTTCTTGAATATCCTTCTCATAGGATTTTTGAAATCTGTTCTCATAATAAAAACCTTTAGTTCTTAATGTTTCTTCTAATGCTTCCAACATATATCTAGTTCTAGCTAGGACCATCCATTCGCCTGAAGACATATCCACGTCTTCAAATGCATTATGAATAGTTACTGAACCTTCGACTGTTCGGGGCAGCCAATTTTTAGGAATTCTGTTTGAAACTCTTTCAATAATTTTGATGGCTATATCATGTACTTTTTTTGGTATTCTTCTGGATTGAATAAGAGGTAAAAGTTTTCCAGTTTGAGTAATAAAACTATCTACATCAGCGCCTGCCCATCTAAAAATAGCTTGGTCATCATCTCCGGCGATAAAAGAGTCTGTTGTTTTATTCCAAATTGCTCTTGTCATGTCCCATTGCATTAAAGATAAGTCTTGTGCTTCATCAACAAAAACTACTTCAAATTTAGGAATTGCTGCATCTGATTTTGTAAACTCTAAAATCATGTCATTAAAGTCTATTAAGTTTTTTTCTTTTTTATAATCCTCTAATTCATTTGCAATAATAACTAATTTGTCATATTCAACATCTTGATTATGTTCTTGCAAATTAAATTGTCTATCTAGTGTTGTGTTTCTAAGTTTTGCTAAATTAATAATTCGTAAGTAATCACTTTTAGTTGTAAACAACCCTGTTTCTTCATCATCATAATCATTATAATCAAGGGGAACATTTATGTGTCTACCTAGATCTTCATAGTGTCTGCTTTGCATGACATTATTTTTATTAATTCCTAAACGTCTGAATGCTAATGAATGGAGCGTTCTAAAATAAGGAAGATCATCTTCGGATAAATTAAATTTATCCATGGCCCTCCCTTTAGCTTCGTTAGCTGCTTTTCTAGTAAATGCAAAATAGCCTACTTTATCTGGATCAGTATTTTTTAAATAATCTTCTACTTTATTTAAAAGAGTCCAAGTCTTTCCTGTTCCTGGTGGTCCTACAACTATTGTTTTCATTAAAATGGATCTTTTGGTTTAAGTTGTTTAGATTGATAATTGCTTTCTGGTTTTTCAAAAGCGTCTACAATCATTACGCTAGGTCTTTTCTTGCCTATAGTGATTCGGTTATCATCTTTACACTTACAATGTTCTTTTAACATTTGTTGAGTGGGTTGAGATTTTTCTCCCCATTTTTTTCTTTGTAAGTATCCGTGAAAAAATTTACTAAAAATAAAATGATGTTTACCATCAGAAGTCCAAACATTTCCTCTTAAAATATCTGCCTTAGTTGTATCTTTTGCAGTACGATTAGTACAAAATTCTTCTAAATGATCTTTAAGTTGATCAATAAGAGATGATCCTTCGGGCGCTTTAATAAGTTCTACGCCTGCCAATAGTAAATCTGTAAATTTATCAAAATCTATTTGTTTAATTCTAGGTGGTTTTTTATCTATTTGTTTAGCAACAGATCTTCTAAATAATCTTTGTTCTATTAAACAATCTATATTATCTAATTTAACTCTTTCTCCATCTACATTAACCCAATAGTATGGTTCGTCTAATTCTACTTTTTGTAAATCACTAAGCTCTGGAAATACAGACTCTCCACCAATACCATATTTTCTAGTCTTACATAATTTTTTATCACAATGACTACACATTGGTTCTTCATTGCATTTAAATCCTAGTTCTTTTCCTTCATTAAATTTTATTTTACCCTGTACAATCCTGTCTTCGAGTGCTCCTTCAGGATGACTAGAAAAGTAGTTATAATTAAATTTATTTATTTTACTTTGCCAATCTTCGGGCCATTTTCTTTTTGCATATTGTATGTATTGATAGAGAATTCTATCTCTGCCATCTTTAATTTCGGATTGTGTTATAGTTTCTAAACATGGAGGACCATCACTGAATTCAGATTCAGGTCTTTTAATTTTAAGTTGTTCTAGTTGTTCTGGAGGTAATATATTTCTTTCGTGGAGTCCAAAAAAATCTTCAAGGGTTGCTCCTTCCCCATTCTCCATAAAGGCATACCTCGTTGTATCATCTCCGTTAAAGTATGGTAAATTTAAAAAATTTCCGGTATCCTCTTGTGATTTTAATTCTACTTGTTTTGGAAATACTTCAGATCCTCCATATCCTAATACTGCGCTAACCGACAAGAGTTTATCTCTCATTAATTGTGCAGTTACTGGAACAGTAGTAAAACAAAATACATGTGCTCCTCCACTTTTAGATCGACACACTACTAAGGGTAAGTTAAGTAATTTAATTTTATTTATTAATTTTTTATGATCAAATCCTGCATATGAATCTATATCAATACATCCCCATATACATTTGTTTTCGTCATTAATTGGAATGATTCCTAAACTTGGTTCAGTTCCTTGTAAATGGTTACGCCATAAATTTTCTGTGACGGGATCTCTTTTTACAAAAGATTTTCCTTTTATTTTTTCACCATTTCCTTTTTTATCAACGTAGGTGACCCCATGAGCTCTTTCTAATCCTTTAAATATTTTTATAAATTTTTCCATAATAATTTTGTCTTGGGCGCTTCCACTCTCGCTTTCACGCCCAATCCTAGGAATCTAGCTTACGCTAGATGATTAATAGGGTGAATCGCTTTTTGATTCGTCAGATCCGTGTTTAACTTTCACTTGACCCTTGCTGTTTTTTTCAGCAAAGCTTTTAGCGATCGCATAAACACCTTTATCTGTTACCGGACCAACTTTAGATACATCCCATCCAAACCATGTTCCTTTGTCATTAGACATTTGAACAGTCTTTAGATTATAAATGTGGCTATATGTTGGCGGTGTGAATAAGCCATTTTTACCTTGTAGCTTAAGACCCATCATGATTGAATTCCATTTACGACTAATCTTTAATTGAGTAGCCTTCATAGATATCAAAGCTGTTGATGGACTTTTACCCATAAGAATCACAAAGTGATTCGCAGTATTTTCCAGATAATTACCATTAGGTAATCTATCCTTCCAAGATTTATCACGAGTAGTTGTACTCACGATATCACTATCTGCACTATGGATTGCTACAGGAGCATTTCCAGATTGACCTCTGTCTTGCCATTCGACATATTGTCTTTCATAATGGACAGGTATAACATTTATACCTTTGGCTCCATCATAAAGCTCTTTGGTCACGCTGTTTACAATCATTCCAGGTTCTGCACTGCTAATAAACTTAGCATTCTGTTTATTAACCTCTGGAGATAATTGTCCCAAAACTTTCAGAAATGGTAATGCAAGATCTTCTTGCGTCATATTCTGAGAGCCCGCATTTGCATCAGCTTCGAATACATTCGTAGCTAGAGCACCTGCTTCTTCTTTTTTTTGTACTTGGTTCATGTTTATTGTTTCCTCTTTATTGTTGTTTTATTTCCAACGAATACGTTGAAAAGTTCCGTTGGCATTTCTTTACCCGCCTCAATACGCTCACGGACGAGCGCTTTAAGAGTCATGGGTTCAACCTTCAACTTTTGTGTCGGTTGATACCCACGCTCTTGTGCAAGAGCAGCATAATCAGCTGCCTTGTTATCTTCGTTGCGACCAAAAGACACGAGTATCTCGTTTTTGATTATGTCTCCTAGTCCATTATTACGAAGCCAGTTAAACG